GGGTGCTCGTTCTCGTACAGGTTCCGAGTGGGGTAAAAAATACTGGTCTACTGTTATCCAGAAACTTCTGGTAAATATGCGTGAACAGGAAACTATACATTAAATCTCTTATAAATAGAAGTATAATATAAGAGGTCGTTATGCCAGTACAAAGTAATATTCAAGTTTCCGATGCGGAACTGACAACCAATCTAAACTACCTGCAACCCACGGGTTTTAAGTTAGTCATGGACAGAACAAAGTATCCCAATATGGAGTACTTTGTTCAAGCAGTATCTCATCCCGGTGCGTCTGTCGCACCACTGGAATTACCTGTCCGAAGAATCACATCTGTCCCCTTGGCAGGAGACAAGATCACATTCACCGAGGTAAACTTTACAATCATTCTTGACGAGAACATGACATCCTATACAGAGATGATGGATTGGTTAAATCGAATAGTTAATGATGGGCAAGTATCTTCTGGTGAACGGGGTTCTAAATTCCCAACCTATGCCGACATCACACTTCATGTATTGTCAAGTCATAACAACACCACCAAGAAGATCGTGTACAGAGATTGCGTACCTACCTCACTTGGTAATATTGAATTCACTTCCACAACAGGAGATGTGAACTATCTGACATTTGATGCGTCATTTAGGTTCTCTCAATTCGAGATAATTTAACCCTATATAATTTTACAGTATGGAGAATATATTATGATAGACCTAGAAAGTATTCTAGCAGAGTGGAGAGAAGACTCCGAAATTTCTAAACACCAACTAGACGAAACCTCTCGTGTGACACCTGCGTTACACGCAAAGTATCTGGAGTATCTCTCGTTGACCAAACTGCGTCTGAAGCAGTCTGAGTTCAAACAGAAGATTCTACTCAAAGAAAAGTACCTCTACTACGAGGGTAAGATGTCCAAGGAGGACATTGAGACTCGTGGGTGGGCATATGATCCATACGAGGGTCTCAGTGCCACAACCAAAAACTTCAAGGAGTACTACTACGACTCCGACAAAGAGATTCAAGAGTCTGAGATGAAAATCCAGTACCTTAAAACTCTGATAGATACTCTTACGGAAATTGTTAATAATCTAAACTGGAGGCACCAGACAATCGGAAATATGATTAGATGGAGGTCTTTCGAGGCAGGACAATAATGCTAAAAGAAATGAAGGAAACATTTACAGTAAATAAAGTATACCAGTCTCGGTGGGTGTGGTATCACACAATACTTGCGGCAGAGATATTTCTAACCAATATATTGTTGATTGCTATCTTGGTGAAGATGCCCTAAATGAGTATACCTAATACCATTCGTGTCGGTCTCCGTGATCATGCGATGATGATCATTGATGCTGAAGCACACCAGATTCCCGAACTCCGAGAATACTTCTCGTTTTTTGTTCCGGGACATAAGTACATGCCGGCATTTAAGTCTCGCAAATGGGATGGTAAGATCAAACTTTTTAATCAGGTCACTCGTGAACTCAATGTGGGACTTTACGCACATCTGAAGAAGTTCTGTGCGGATAGGATGTATCCTATTGAGTTGATGGACAACGATGAGTATGGACACCCTGAGAATAAGAACCATGTCCAACACCAGAACCTAGTAAAGTTCCAGAGTGAACTTGATATGCCGTTTGGATTGCGTGACTATCAGTACGATGCGGTGACCCACGGTATCAAAGAGAAACGAGCAATTCTGTTGTCACCCACAGGTTCGGGTAAGTCGTTCATCATCTATAATCTGATGCGGTGGTATATGGCAAATCACGATCAGAAGATTCTCATAGTTGTTCCGACAACAAGTCTGGTAGAACAAATGTACAAAGACTTTGAGGACTATGGATTTGATTCTGACTTAGTACACAAGATATATTCTGGTAAGGAGAAGGTGACCGACAAGCAGATCATAGTCTCTACTTGGCAGTCCATATACAAGTTTCCGAAGGAGTGGTTCGAGCAGTTTGGTTGTGTGTTCGGTGACGAGGTACATTTGTTCAAGGCAAAGTCACTGTCTGGTATTATGAATAAGTGTACAAATGCTCCATATAGATTTGGAACTACTGGTACCTTAGATGGTACCGAGACTAACAAACTGGTACTAGAGGGTCTGTTCGGGCCCACCAAGACAGTGACTCAAACTCGTGATCTACAGGTTCAAGGAACTCTCGCACAAATAGACATATCTGTCCTGTTACTGCGTTATCATAATGATGTGTGTCATATGATGCAGGGTAAGACCTATCAAGAAGAGATGGACTATATCGTTACCCACGAGAAACGCAACAAGTTGATTACCAACCTTGCGTTAGACCAGAAAGGTAACACTCTGGTACTATTCCAGTTCGTGGAGAAACACGGTAAAATTCTCTTTGATATGATGAGAGACAAGGCAGAGGATGGTCGAAAAATATTCTATGTGTCTGGAGAAGTGGATGCCGCAGACCGAGAGCAAATTCGTGGCATAGTGGAGAAACAGAAAAATGCAATTATTGTTGCTAGTTTGGGCACTTTCAGCACTGGTATTAATATTAGGAATCTTCATAACATAGTATTCGCATCCCCTAGTAAGAGTCAGGTTAAGGTGCTACAGTCGATAGGACGAGCATTGAGGCAGTCTGACGATGGGTCTAATGCTAAGTTATACGATATTGCGGATGATATGCATGTCAAGTCACACAAAAACTTTACACTGCGACATAGTGCCGAAAGAATAAAGATATATACTAAAGAACAGTTTCCTTATAAGATACATCAAATTAACTTGAAATGAAAGGGATTTAGCATGGACACAGATGTAAGACAGTTAAAACTGGCAAGTGGAGAAGAGATTCTCTGTGAAGTAGTTCAATGGCAAGAAGGTGATGACTATGAAATATTAGTCCGAAAGGCAATGCGTCTTATTATGATGGAGAATGGTGATGGCATGAAGTACTATGCTTTCAGACCTTGGATGGTTTACCAAGAATCTTCGGATGATTTATTAATTATTAATTCTTCGCACATCGTAGGAATGGGATTTCCTACTGACAGTCTAATGGTACAGTGGCATGAAGCAGTTTCCGATATGGGAGAAATGTACCTAGTAAGAGAGTCAGAGCATACTGAAAAGTATGGTGATCAACAATCTGCGGCAGATAAGATGTCTAGTCGTGCCAAATCTGCGGCAGACAAAATAGACGATTACCTAGAGAGAATGGGTGGAGACTCTGCGTCCAATAATGTTATTTCTTTGGATAGCATAAGAGATAAGACGGTTCATTAGTATTCAACCCTCCCGAAACACAAAGCTTATTATACAGTGAGTAACAACTTTTGTCAAGTGAAAAGAAAAAAATAATTGGATTTACCTGTTCGGCATTTGACCTGTTCCATGCGGGTCATGTAAAGATGTTGGAAGAGGCAAGGACACAGTGTGACTATCTTATCGTGGGATTACAGACTGATCCTACTGTAGATCGTCCAAAGAAGAACAAACCAATTCAGTCGGTAACCGAAAGATATATACAAGTGGATGCCTGTCAATGGGTGGATGAGATCATTCCGTATGAGACAGAAGAAGACTTACTGGACTTGATGCAACTGATTGACTTTGATGTTCGTATCATTGGTGAAGAGTATAGAGAAAAAACTTTTACTGGATTGGATTATTGTCTTGACAATTATATCCGAGTGTATTATAATGGTAGACATCATAGATTTGCAAGTAGTGAATTAAGGAAAAAAATAGGAATTAAATAATGGAACAAAAAACTAAAGTAAAGATAAAACCAAAAGACAAACCGCATTATGTGAACAACGCACAGTTTTCACAAGCAGTTGTTGATTATGTTACTGATCTTAATGGTGCGAGAGATGCGTGTGTGACACTACCCAAGGTGCCTGACTACATCGCATTATGCTTCCTAAAGATTTGTGAGGGACTATCCCACAAGTCTAACTTCGTGCGTTACACTTATCGTGAAGAGATGGTGATGGATGCGGTAGAGAATTGTCTCAAGGCAATCGAGAACTACAACCTAGAGGCGGCAACCCGTACTGGTAAACCGAACGCATTTGCCTACTTCACACAGATTTCTTGGTTCGCATTCCTCCGCAGGATTGAGAAAGAGAAGAAGCAACAAGACATCAAGATGCGTTATATGGAACAGGCAAGTGTTGATCTGTTCATTGATAATCCTAATGGTGATGTCGAGGCAGAGCAGTATGCCAGTGCCTTTGTTGATCAACTGCGTATGCGAATTGATGATGTGAAAGACAAAGACCTTGAGTGGAAAGAGATTGTAAAGAAAGAACGGAAGAGACGAACTGTCAAAGTAGATTCCGATTTAACCGATTTTTTAGTTGACTAAAGTTGAGAGATGGTGTATAATTATGGATAAAGCAAAACAAAGAAAAAGTGAAATGAAGTTACTGCGTAGGAAAGCAATCAAGTTACAGAATGCGAGTGCGAGTAAAGTTCCTATGGCAGAAGCAATGAAGATGGTAAAGGCATCTAAATCAGAAGAAGGTTAAATTATGAAGGTCGCAATTCTAAATGACACCCATGCAGGGTGTCGTAACTCGTCTGACATTTTTATGGCATATCAGGAACGATTCTATAGTGAAGTGTTCTTCCCATATCTGTTAGAGAATGATATAAAGCATATCATCCACCTTGGGGACTACTACGATAATCGCAAGACTATCAACTTCAAGGCACTACAGCACAACCGTAAGATATTCCTAGAACCTATGCGTAAGCATGGGATTACTATGGACATCATACCGGGAAATCACGATGTGTACTATAAGAACACCAACGAGTTGAACGCACTGAAGGAACTCCAAGGTCACTATATGAATGAGGTGAACCTTATTATGGAACCAACAGTGATGAACTATGATGGTACGGAGATGGCACTGATTCCTTGGATCAACCCTGAGAATGAGAAAGCAACACTGGAGTTTCTTTCCAACACAAAAGCAACACTTGTGGGTGCCCACCTAGAACTACAAGGGTTCGAAATGGCACGGGGTCAGGTGTGTATGGATGGCATGGACAGGAGTGTGTTCGACAGATTCGATACTGTTTTGACTGGTCACTTCCATGCCAAGTCGAGTATGAACAACATCCACTATCTTGGTGCTCAGATGGAGTTCTTCTGGAATGACTGCGGTGACCCCAAGCACTTCCATGTACTTGATATGGAAACAAGAGAACTAACACCTGTTCTTAATCCGATCACTATCTTTGAGAAGATTTACTATGATCACGAGAACATGAATAAGTTCAAAGACCTCTCTTATCTTGACAACAAGTTCGTCAAGGTTATCGTTACCAACAAGGGTGACC